TGATCGTTCGCCAAAACATGTTTGCCAAGTTTGTTAGTGATGGCATTGCCAGATTAGGCGAGATCATTGCGACTCAGTTTGAGCCGGAATTAATTTTTGAGGTTGGAGATGTGGACCGTTTGTTGGTTCCGCTATTGCCAGAACCGCAGCCTGCCCCAGAGCCTCCTCCCGCTCCAGAGGAAGGGATGCCGATGGAACAGGCCCCTCCAATGCCGCCGCCGCCACCGGATCCAGCTATTCTTATGGCTGGATTAAAGCAGCAGATCATTAACCTTTTCCGTAGCGATGATCGCCTGACGTACCGCATACAAATTGCAAGTGACAGCATGGTTGCAATAGACCAGATGCAGCAGCAAGTTGAGGGTGCACAAATGATGCAAACCTGCGGAGACTTTTTCAATCAAATGCGTGGGTTGATTGAACAGTACCCACCGTTGCTTGGGTTTGGCATTGAGTTGTTTCAAAACGTAATTAAACGTTTCAAGAGTGGAAAGGAACTAGATGGCATCTTTACCAAAGCATTTGCCCAAATCGGTGAAATCCTGCAAGCCCGCGAAGAAGCAGCTAAGCAACCGCCTCCCCCGGACCCAGTGCAGCAAGAAATGCAAGCTCGTATGCAAATCGCGCAAATGGAGTCTCAAGCACGTATTCAAGCTACTCAAATGCAAATGCAGGATGCTGCTCAAAAGAATCAGCTTGCGGCAGCCGATCAGCAAATGAAGATGCAACGGGCACAACTTGATGCCCAGCTTGCTATTCAGAAGCAGCAGTTTGACGAGTACATGGGCCAGCAGGAATTGGCCATTAAGCAGCAGGAAGTACAAATTAAGGGAAGCAATGTACAGGCTGACGTTCTGAAAATTCAGGCAATGACTGAATCGGAACAGGCCAAGCATAACATTCAGATGGAAGCTAACCGCATGAGCCAGATTTTGGATCTGCAAAAGCTAGAGCTTGAGCAAATGCGGATCAGAATGAGCGAGTCGGAAAAGTTGATGGAAGAGCGGCGTCTTTCTGCAGAAAATGAGATTGAGCGATTGCGCGTTTCTATGGAAACAATTCGCACTATGTCACAACCGCAAGCCACTACTGCAGCAACACCAAGCGAAAGCAAATACGGATAATATTGTTGCTGTTAGCTATGGATGATTATGAGTAAGTATAAATTGTTTCAATGGTGCCCCATTCAACTTAAGGTTGTTCCGATTGAGGAAGTACAGCGTCGGGTACAATCTAATGCGCGGGATTTGTTCATCCAGGATGAGATGGAACCAACCCGCAATCCACTAAACCCGAAGGAAATATACACAAGCAAAGCTAAACTGCGAGAAGCATACAAAGCTGCAGGAGCGGTAGAAATTGGCGATGCGTATGATCGGGGCTACGATCCACAAAAGGGATCGGAGCGTCGCCAAAGTGAGTTAGTTAAACGAGTAATGAGCCAAGTGAGGGATAGGCTAAATGGATAACATTGAAAACAATAACCAGGACCAGACCACTAATACTGAGGTTACTACTGAACGGACTCAAGAGCCGCTTAGTTTTGGGCGTGCTCTAAAACAGAATTTTAAGGCAGAAGATGAGCAAGCGGCAGCTGGCAAAATGGATGTTCCAGAGGGAGCTGAGGAGGCTTCGTCAAAAGAAACGTCCCTAGAAGCTACAGCAACCCCTGCAGCCGAGGTAGTGCAGCTTGTTCCACCTGCTGACATGAATAAGGCAGAAAAGGATGCGTTCCTGAACCCAAGCACTGCCAATGCCCATGTCTTGCAGCAGTATTTGAACCGTAGAGCTTACGAAACCCGCAGCGATTACCAGCGCCGGGTGCAGGAAGTAGAGGACCTTAAAAAGCAAACTAGTGGTGTGTTTGATGCCATCAAGCAATACGAGGATGATTACGCCAAGCAGGGTATTACCATTAGCGATGTTGCTAGGCGAAGTATCGCCTGGGATCGTGCAATGCAGAAGGACCCCTACGCAACGGCAGTTGAATGGCTCAATGCTTATGGTCTATCCGTCAACGATCTGATTCAGCAGCCAGAGCAGTATGGGTATAACCAGCAGCCTGTTGATTACCTTACCCGTGAAGATGCGGAGCGCATTGCAGATGAAAAGCTACAGGCAGCACACCAAGCGCAAGAACAAAAAGCCGTTGCCTATTACAATGAGCGAGTCGTAGAATCATTTATAAAGAGCAAACCACTGTTTAGGGACCCCGAAACAGCTTCGCAGTTAGAAGCAGAAATGGCCCCCATAGTAGCGGCGCTCTCACAGACCGGCAAATATAGCGGGCCAGAACAAGTTCTGGAAACCGCGTATAATTATGTAATTGCCGGAAACGCGACCTTTTCCAACCTCAGTAATGCGATGGTTGCAAAGTCGGTAGTTGATCAAAAGCAGGCCGTAGCTCAAAAAGCTAAAGCAGCCTCGCGCTCCATATCTGGCTCTGCAGGAAGCGGAACTCCCAGCGTACAAACAAAAGATATACGGGATAACCTGCGGCGCAGGATGACGGGCGATTAGCTCCAAACTGGCCGGGTTATCCATAAATTTTAAGGATAACAAATGGCTAATTTGGAAGAGGCAATTGTAGCAACCCTCTTTGATCAGTCGGATTCTATTGCGGATGAGGTGCTTCACCACAACCCGCTTCTCAAGAGTCTTGATGATCAGGGTCTAATTCGTAAGTTTTCTGGTGGATATGAGCTTCGTAAGCCCATCATGTACAATGATGCAGCTGTAGGCGGTTTCTACTCAGGATTCTCGTCATTTAACCTTGATGCAATTGATGATGCTACCGCATTTCGTTTTGCAATTAAGCAGTGCTATGAGCCAGTAGCAATTGCAGGGCGTGATCGCCGTGCAAACCGCGACCAGGCACAGCTGCTTGACCTTGCAGAAATGAAGATGAAGGCAGCAATCAGCAGGCTTAAGAATACCGTTTCTACCTCGCTTCGTGGCGATGGCACAGGCAGCGGTGGACTTGAGTTTGATGGTATCAAGAAGGCTGTTTCTACTTCGCCGTCGTCGGGTACTTATGGACAGATTGATCGCTCTACCAATACTTGGGCACGCAATCTTGCTGTAAATACGACCCTTACGGCAGCAAACGTACAGGAGACTATCACCGACACTTTGTCACAGGTTACCCGTGGCGATGAGATGCCGGATCTTGGTCTCATGGATCGTACTGCTTGGAAGTTCTTGCACAGCTCCCTTACGGCAATTCAGCGTATTCAGCTTCCTGCAAAGAAGGCTGTAGCTGGTTTCCGTTCTCTGTCCTATGACGGTTGCGACTTTGTGTTTGACGGTGGATTCGGCTCAACAGTGCTTGAGACAAATTCTTGCCGCCTTATGAACACCAAGTATTGGACGTTTGACATGGTTCGTGGAGCTGACTTCAAGCCCCTCGCTCCAGAGATGACTCGTCCGATTGACCAGGATGCTTTCTTTACGGTGATACTCGTAGAGGGCAATCTGTGTTGTTCTGCTCCCGCACTTCAGGCTGTTATTTACGCTTAATTGTTGGAGGATTGAATTATGGCACGTTCTGGATCATTTGGTGTTAATTACAAGAAGGTTTGGGATGGTACGACCATTCCGCTTCCTGCAAAGGTTGGCGATGTCGGTAGCGATATAAATGGTGAGTTTTTGTTTGTTCAGGCATCTGGTGCAATTGCACAGTATGCTTTCGTCGCAATTTCCGACGATGGACAGGCAGCGGAGCTTACCACTACCAACGCTACGTCTGCTAATCTTCAGGTTGGCGCAGCGCAGGTTGCTGCAGCTGACAACGAGTACCTTTGGGTATGGGTTGGCGGCTTGGGCGGCGGTGGAGTAGGTACGGGTATTAAGGGTAAGTGCGCTGCATCGTATGCAGCTGATGCAAACCTTAACACTACTGCTACAGCTGGCGTAGCTGATGATGCTTCAACAACCAAAATTGCAAACGTTGTAGGGCTCACAACCCTTACGGGCGCTAGTACTGTTGAGCTTAAATCTACTGGCTTTCTTACGGTAAACTAAGGCTATAGGGGCTGGCTTGTATAGCAGCCCCTCCTTTTATAAGGATTTTATATGGCAGGAACTATTACGCTGATGGGATTGGGCATGCCGGGTGAACTGGCAAGCGCAGTAGCTGATGGCGTTTTTACTGGAACAGTTACTCCAACCGGACAGGTTGTAGCTACTGCTGCCGGTGTTCGCACCAAGCAGGCTATTAATAACGTGACTGATGCGCTGCCTACACAGGCAGAGATGGTTACTGCATTTGGAGCTGCTGCAACAACGGGGTCGGGCTTTTTTGGTGTTATCAAGGATAACGATGCCGATACAAACTTCTTCATCTGTTTTAGCAATGGTACTAGCTACTATGCTCATAAGATGACTAAGGGCGCGTAACAATGGGGGGAGCAATCCCCCCAACTTTTTGAGGATACTATGCCAGATTTTACCCCTTCCAATCCAAGCGCCTTGTTTAGTGCTAGGCGACTTGCTGCAGTCAC